TAACGAAACTGGTTTAGTATACGCAGACCCACACCCAAGCTTCTAGGTGCAAAGTTTGAAACATTATCAATCACATTATTATAAGCAGGCCCCAGACTACCAGGCTGTAGAACTCCTATACCAGAAGACAATCCGTTACTAAACGACAATACATCACCAGGAAACTGAACTAACTCAAAAGTTGTACTATCAAGCATGTAGTTAGACGCTATAGCCATTAATTGTTCACCTTCAAGAATTACACTTTGTGGTGAACCTCCACACCCATACTGTACAATGAACTCTATTTTTGTGTCAGATATAGCCTTTGCAGACAATATTTCAGAGGGTATGCAATTTGAGAAGCTGGGAATACCCGTTCCCCACAGATGCCACTTGTCTGTAGTGAAATCATAAACGTAGGTGGAGCCTAAAGAAGTATCTTGTGCGTCATAAATAGACAGTACAAAAAAAGTATGGCCATCAAGATCAAAACCCCATGTCGATAAGCGGTCACTTTCAGAATCTACTGTAAGCAACTGACGTAGCACTTCAGATATGCTGTTATTTGAAATGGGTTTTGGTACGCCACCTGCAGTTGTATAAATGATGCTGTCTGAACCAATAAAAACCACGTTTCCTTTCAACTTTACAACACTGTTTTTTATAACACCTAAATCAATAGTCTGACCCCGCGAGGGCACGAATGCCTGCTCTACATCGCCTGTTGGTGACCAGAACTCAACGCCAGAATCGCCAAAGAATAAAATCTGGTCATTAAGTGTGGTGGCATCGTTTATTTTATCCGGTGAACTTTCAGCAGTGGAGAAATTCAGAGGGTCTATAGTCCTTTCACCGGGCAGTATCCAGAAAAACTTGTCTGTTCCTAACACGCCAACAACAACAAACCCTCCTAAAGTGACTACGAATGATGGGTTTACTCCGTCTGGCATCTCTACAGGGTCCAGTCTGTTCTCCCCTCCTCCCGTGACAGTGGCCCCAGACCATGTGATTGCTGCACTTGTTGTAGTAGTCGCCAAAGTAAAGTTATCCGTCTTTATGGTAATACTCTCTCCACTGGACTCCTCAACAACAGCCTCTGGGTGTGCAGTCAAATTTGTACTGTAGTCAATACCTGCAATTCCTGTGGCGCCAATAGCAAGAATTAATTTCTTTAGTGCGGAAACATTATCAGAACTGACATCACTACCCCCTGTAAGGGACAGTGTGGGATTCCCTGCCTCATCTACCCATTCTATGTTTGGATTTAAATTAAGGACATTCCTGGACTGTATGTCGTTTCCCACAGCCCCGGCAGCGCGTGAGCGTACAACCAGGTAATTATCTTGAGGAACGGAAGCACTCGTCTCAATTTCGTCTGCACTAACATGTGGATTTGGATTAACCAGGGCTCTGCTGTAATCCACACCCGCATTTCCTGATGCGTTTATGGCTCTTTTTAATACACTGAAGAAGTCCAACTTCGTCATGCCTCTGAAAAAGCCAAGTCTCCACGGGTTGTCCCCTGTCCCTAAAGGGTTGTTTCTATCAAGTTCACTCAGCTTTGATCCGACATATACTTCACGCAAAGCGCCACCCTGTCCTGGAGGTGTACCTGTGGGTATTAAACCAAGTAAAACTGCTGTGTCTCTTGAAATAGGGGCATCTGAATTAAAACGCAGTTTCGCACTTGCACGTGCAAGAGCTGTATCGAGAGACAATAGCCAAGGATTAGTTACTGTACCGTTTGGTGTTCCAGCATCTACATCACCAGATACCCATTTATAATAAACATTTCCAATAGCTACAACATCATTATTTGCTATTGTGCCTGTACCTGTAGTGGACAAGGTGCCTCTAGCAGAGGATATGCCCTCATAAATTTGCAGACTGTTCCCATCTGAAACAAACAGGTGTTGAAACCCTGGACCTGTTGCTATTGAAAGTTGAGGAACTTCAGCAGTACCTACGGTACCTGTTATGTTAGTAACTGCCAAAGAGGTATCAAGAAGATGCAGCCCTGTTCCTGTTACAACAAAAAGACCGCTGGAAAAAGCGCCCGGGAGTGTGAAAATCTTGCGTATGACACCTGTACCTACAGCCACTGCGTTTGTTATGCCGGGACGAGCTAAGAGAGCGACACCTTCAACCTGGTTTGTAGGGTCTTGCTCGAAGAACCTGTTGACCATTTGAATATCGGGATTTTGTGCATAGCTTCGAGAATAGAAACTCTGACTCAAAGGTACCCGTGTCAACTGTTCACTCCATACATGTCTATAACAGAAGGGCTGATTGGCAATTGGGGATTAACTATTTTATTCTCGGTCTGAGAGTACCGTGATTTTGCATTGCGAAAAGCCTTAGTGAACGCATCCACTGTGCCTTGCAGCGGGTCATTTCCATATCGGGTCTGGAGACGGAGAGACAGCCCTGTGATGAGCAGTGTGTCCAGTTCGCTCGGGAATGGGCTGGAGTCCAGACTGGTGAATGGACCGGCATTGTTGGAGCGTATCAGCACCCACATCCCCAGGTCTGCGCGATAAAACCACTCATAGTACTCTCCTATATTGCCTGGGAATGCAAAGCTTGTACTAAATGTCCTGTCCCCAGGGTCAATAAACTTGCCATTACCAGAGAGCGTCACAGCAGCTGAAGACGCAACATTGACTACCGCCATCCTACCACCATCAGTCGGTCGTAATGGAAAGGCCACTGCCTGCACTGAAGTGTTACTCAGAAAAATACGCCGGTTGGAGAGAGGTTTGTTCGGGTCTTCGTTAGGTATCAGCCCGTCGCGGAAGTCGTCTGGAATGGGAAGTGGCAGGCCTACAAAAAATTTGCCAGCAACTGTGCCAAAAAGTGAGAGTAAGAACTCATTGAGAATGACAAGCCCCTCAGCAGCCTCAACAGGTGTCGGAGTCTTCCCAACAGGAACTAAGTTGCCTTCCCTGAACGCGGAATTGACGATGGCTGTTTTAAGAGTATCCACGGCATCACAACTCTTCTAGTGCAAGTTCACGTAAATCGTCGTCAGAAATACTGTCTTTCACAACAATCCCTGCCTCTTTCAGAGCAGCCATAACTTCAGCCCGTGGAAACGGCTCAGCGGTTTGCTTCTTCCTGGAAAAGGGTTTCTTCGCTGTGCTTTTATTCTTCACAGGCTCTTCTGTACTGCTTGTTTTCCGATCTGGAAAAGGATTAGCTGTCCAACCTTTCGGAACCTCAGCTTCTGATTGAAAAATTCGGCCCTCTCCCTCAGAGTTGTATCGCCATGCAGGCCAGCCTGGAAATTTAGACATTAATTACACTCCCAAAAACAGAGCCCCCGAAGGGGCTCAAAAGCTATACAACAGCGCGGGTAATTAGGTTCCATTCACTCTGACACCCAGCAAGGGATCAGTCACAGATGCACCGTATACAGTGTCCAGACGCCAACCATGGCGCCCAGTACTTGCATCAGCATAGCGCCAAGCACGAATACCTATACCCGTAGTTGGATCAACCTGAAAAGCAGCTTCTCCTGTAGCTGGAACCATGAGCCTGGAAGACACCATAGCAATGGCCTGTTTGTGAAAAGCGGCTCGCACAGTACGCGTTGCAGAAGCGGCGCCAGACCACGTCACCACAGCACTATCTGCAGGCGCTGCATTGACAGTGGCAAACGCGGTGTTCACATCCTGATCAGAACCTGCGCCTGAGCCGGGAACGATAATCGGAGGTGTGATAGACACAGTAGCGTCTTGACCGGCACCGGCAGTCACGGTGTCAGCCAGGACAGTGAACTGTTGCAGGTGGGGGTAAACCTCCTGATTCCTGGGATTGACGGCAAATACGCCAGCAATCGTGAATACCTCACCTTTCTTAATCGTGGCGCCAGCGGCCCCGGCAGTTTTGATGTTCAGGTCTTGCTTGTAGTCATCCTTCACAGCGTTATAGAACACGTTCTGAGCAGCGCCATTAATGGCAGCATTTGTCCGCGTTCCATTAGTAACGGAAACGAGGTTCTGCGTAGCGAAAACGTCAACCTCCGACAGGATCGGGATGCGTGTTCTTTCAAGAGCACTACGATTAATTCCCCCGATGTCACCACCAATCAATGCACCACGAATTTCCTCTCCGTCCGCAAAATCCACAGCCGCTGACAGATTACTGTTTGGCGCAGACTGTTGCATCAGGCGAGTGTGGGCTTTGTTGAACTCCTGTGGAGTGCCAATAATATTTCCAGGCGTGCCTACTTCAGCATTAAATTCCAGAAATTTACCGCACAGGAAACGATCAATCTCATGCGCCAGAGCGCTTGCGGCAGAGCTAACAGTCTCGTTTTTAACAAGCTGATTCCAGCTCTGAATACCTTCCAGGTCTTCGATCGCAAAATGTACATTTTTGTATTGATTAACATTTAATTCCACTTGTCCAACGACGATGTCCTGATTCTGCAGAGCAGCACCTGTTTTGACAACAAAACGCGGGGGTCGCTTCACATAGATTTTTGCACCGTTCTCCGTGGAAGGTTTATCACGGAAACGTCCATCAACGAGACGTCCCATGACGAGCTGGTTCGTCACCAGCATAAGGAACACGTTAGCGAATTCCTTGGCATTAAGGAAAGCGTTAGCCACCATTCAACTCCTTGGACGCCATTCTTCTGAACGACTCAAAATCGTCAGTGTCTGCGGCGACCTTAAACTTCCCCCCTCCACCACGTGCTTGCTGCACTGGTTCAGGGGCTTTGGTTACAGAAGCAGTTTTAGGAGCGCCATTTGGCGACAAGCGGGCCTCAACTGCACCAAAATAGACCGCTTGCTCCAACGGAGTCTGTTTGTAGACTCTTTCAGCCTCGTCGGGATGGCTGGCTAAGTGGTAAGCAATCTCATATCCAATATCAGATTGCAAGATCAATCGTGCAAGTTCAGGAGATAAATCCCAGTCACCCTTTGCAGCGCCCTCCAGCACGACTTTTTCGTAGTCGGCGTATTTCTCAGTGCCTTTGGCGATATGAGCATCCAGTTTCTCTTTCAGACGCTCAGATTCTTGTTGCTTGGTGAGCTGTTCCTTCTCCTGACGTTGCTCATCTCTGAACGCATTTAACCGTTGTTCTGCCTTCCAGTCAACTAAATCAGCAATGTACTTGCTATCGACTTCACCAAAATCATAATCTTTAGGATCTGGGGCGCCCTCTTCGATCTTTGCAGAATCTGGTTTTTTGGTCTCTTGCGCCTTCCTAGGTGCAGGTTTACCCTGCTCCAGAGCCTCCAAACGCTTAAGCAACTCCTGATTCTGCTGACGCTGATCCTCGGCGTCGCGCTCAGCTTGCCGCCTGGCACGTGTAACCTCCGCAATACGTTCCTTGGCAGTCTGCTTGTTGCGTTTCGGAGCGGTCTTGTTCTTGTCTTCATCCGCAGACTCCTCCGCAGCATCCTCAGAGGTGCTTCCATCAGAGGTGTCATCGCCGTCATCAATGTCATCGCCGGTGGCATCCTGATCTTCATCACCGTCTTCAGAAGGGGCGTCTTGCTTCTCTTCAATCAGTCCTTCAGGACCATAAGAGAGGAAATTCTTTCCTGGAACATCTTCAATATCCTGATTTTCATCTGTTTTTTCTATTTGCCCCACCACTGTCTGCTCCTTTATCGAATTGATATTATCCCGTGCGAGACTAGCCTGCTGTGCAGCACTCAGGTTATGAATTACTCTAGTCATTTTGTCCACCATTGAATTTCAGATTCCCAAGAGCGTGAATCCCCTGAATAATAGTGTTCAGCTCCGCCGTCAATTGCTCACGCTGCTCGCGGCCAGGAGTAATCTCTGCTTCTGCAAAACTCTTCTCACCTAGACCCAACGCCTGAAATGCCCTGGCTGCTGATTCCACAGCCCGTGCGCGTTTCTCCTCCACCTCTGCCTGCAATCTTTGAATCTCTAAACTCTGAGTCTGGTTCTGAAGCGCCGCATTCTGAGCCTGCGACTCCAACTGCTCAGGACTCAACTCATCTTGAGAAACCAAACCAGGTGGAAGCTGTGTGCGCAGCCGCTTGGCAATCTCGTCAGCTCCGGGCCAATCCTGTGCCTCTACAATCTTATCCGCTGCAATACTCACAGTCTCTGGCATAGAATTAATCATGTTCAACATGCCTTTCTGAGCCTCAATCCGCTTGGTAGCGTATGAGGGTCCAGTAGATATAGTGACTTGATATTTACCCTGCGTTATATTAATGCTTTCTTTATCATCAGGGAAGTTTACTTTCAACAGCTCCATGTCCACGTCGTTCTCGCCCAGCACCTTAATCACCCTGGGGGTGTCATAAGTGAGAGGTATCAGATCGTTAATGACGTTGCCAGCCTCCTCAATAGCCATGTTCAAATTATCGTTGTAGATAACCATCCCCGCCTCAGCCACGCGCTGCCGAGCCAAAATACCTTCTCCGCTAACTTCGTTGGACTCCTGCCCCAAGCTGGCTTCGTGGATGGAGGACACATCCTTGATGTCCTGCGTAGTAAGTGAAGCTTCCCCCAGCAGGGCATCGGAAATGTCTGCCGGAGTCTGAAGTATTGGGGGTGTGCTCGCCTCTTCGTTGTAAATCAGCAAAGGATCATCAGACAAGTGAGCGTTTCTAAAAGCCTCTTCCCTGCCTTCGACGGCATTGGCAGGCGTCAACCACTTGTTATTGGGCTGCCCCATCAATTTTTCTGCCACTATGGAGCGCCAGAAGTTGTGCATTTTCATCGGATCACGGAGGAACCGGATAAGTCCGAAGTTACGGGTGTAATCTCCAACATTTACATCCCACCCGGCAACGCGAAAAACTGGAATACGTTTAATGGGGAGCCTGTAGGGTCCTTCGAGAACATCTGTTGCTGTGACCAAGTGCATCTCTGCAAAACGACGCAGAGTCTCTCGTATCATTGGATCACCATCCTCCTTGAGAACCACTCTCG